CTGACAGTATCTTTGTTCTAGCTAATGCCGAAGAACAATTCAGCTATGCTGACGGCACAGACGAAGCCCCAGATGCTCGTGACACAACTTTCAAAGAATTAAGTTTCCGTGTTTGGAGAAGGGCAACTACAGGTGCAACAGTTGTTGAGTCAGCAGCGATCACAGCAGGTACTTTTACAGGTGCTAGAACATTTACTATCAAGCAAACTATCAAAGGTAGCTTGGCACTTTCTGCAGCAACCACAGTTAGCTTTACAGCAGCAGGAGCAACAACAGATGCTGAAACATTAGCAGCAGCGATCAATGCAATTTCAATGACTGACACAACCGGTGCCGCAATTACAAATCACATTGAAGCAGCAGTTACAGCAGACAACACAATCACGTTAACACACAAAACAGGTGGTGAGATTCGTCTAACTGACGCAGGCGGTACAGGAAACCCTGTGGCAGCATTGTTTACTCCTTATAATGTGGTTACAGAAGCTGGTACAGCCAACTTCTACACAGCTCCTACAGAAGCAGCTGACGACTACATTGTTACTAACTGGCGCCCACTAGCTGACGAAGCCACAAGTGGTTTTGCAGCAAGCCCAGATGCTCCATTAAACGAGCCAGCAGATGGTCAACTATGGTACAACAACAGTTTTGCTGAAGTTGACATAATGGTTCACAATGGTCGCACTTGGGTTGGTTACAAACATTCTACAAGCCCATACTACAATGCTTCATCAGCACTACAAACAAGCCCGGGCGGTCCAATTGTAGGTGCAACTGCTCCAGCAGCAGCCAATGGTCAAAGCGACGGTACAGCACTAGTTAACGGTGATCTATGGATTAGCACAGCTGACATGGAAAATTTCCCAACAATTTACAAGTGGGATGGCCTTAACCTAGAGTGGGCATTGGTTGACAAGACAGATCAAATTACAGATCAAGGTGTGTTATTTGCCGATGCTCGTTGGGCAACCAGTGGCGCATCAAGCACACCAAGCACTATTGCTGATCTCCTACAAAACAACTTCTTAGATCCAGATGCTCCAGATCCAGCACTATATCCAAAGGGTATGTTACTATGGAATCTACGCAGAAGTGGTGGCAACGTTAAGAAATATCAAAACAGCTATATTGATCTAAATGCAGACAATGCAAGAACTGGTGCTGCTACACTAAATGGTGATGCATTTGTTTCCGGTGAAAGCATGAGTGGTTACTGGGCAGATCGTTGGACCACAGAAAGTGGCAACAACGAAGACGGTTCAGGCGCATTTGGTCGCAACGCACAGCGTAAGGTTGTTGTACAGGCAATGAAGTCAGTTATCGACACCAGCATTGAAATCCGTGATGAAGAGCGCAGAAACTTCAACTTGATCGCTGCTCCTGGATACCCAGAGACACTACAGAACTTGATCAGTTTGAATATTGACCGTGGTCAAACAGCGTTCGTTATTGGTGACACACCATTGCGTCTACCAAGCGATGCAACATCATTGTTAAACTGGGGTACTAATGCTGCTCTAGTAACAGACAACGGTGATGACGGCATTGTCAGCTATGACGAATATTGTGCAGTTTACTATCCAAACGGATTTACAACAGACCTAGGCGGCGCCAACGCAGTTGTTCCAGCATCACACATGATGTTGAAGACATTTGCTCTAAGCGACCAAGTTAGCTATCCATGGTTTGCTCCAGCAGGTACACGTCGCGGCGGTATTAGTAATGCAACCGCAGTTGGTTACATTGATGCACTAAGCGGTGAATTCCAAACTGTTGCATTAAACGAAGGTACAAGAGATGTGCTTTATGATCTAAAAGTTAATCCAATTCCATTCTTTGTTGGTGTTGGTCTAGTTGCTTATGGTCAAAAGACTCGTGCTAGAAATGCCAGCGCATTAGATAGAATCAACGTAGCTCGTCTAGTTGTTTATCTAAGAAGCCAGCTAACAAAACTAGCTCGCCCATATGTGTTTGAACCAAACGATTCTATCACCCGTGATGAAATCAAAGGCGCAGTAGAGAGCTTGTTATTAGAATTAGTTGGTCTAAGAGCTCTATATGACTTTGCAGTAGTTTGTGATGAGTCAAACAACACACCAAGTAGAGTTGATCGTAATGAGTTGTATGTTGATATTGCTATTGAGCCAGTTAAGGCAGTAGAATTCATCTACATTCCAGTACGCATCAAGAATACTGGTGAAATTTAATTAACGGAGCAAAGAAATGCCAATTACATCATTAAATAACTTTTCAATTAACCCAGCTGGTCCTGGTACCAATACTGGTATGTTGATGCCAAAACTGAAGTATCGCTTCAGAGTGACATTGCTTGGCTTCGGTACGCAGGCTAGTACAGAATTAACCAAGCAGGTCATCGACGTAAGCAGACCCAAGATTGCTTTTGAAGAAATTGAAGTCCCAATTTACAATTCAAAGATCTATCTAAGTGGTAAGCCAACACATGAAATGTTGACCCTAAACGTCCGAGATGACGCAGAAGGCAATGTTATCAAGTTGGTTGGTCAACAGATCCAGAAGCAATTCGACTTCTTAGAGCAGGCAAGTGCTCGTTCAGGTATCGACTATAAGTTCACTACTCGTGTTGAAGTACTAGACGGTGGTAACGGTGCCCTAGGCCCAAAAGTGTTAGAAACATTTGAGTGCTTTGGTTGCTTCCTACAAAACACCGACTACGGTGATTTGAATTATGGAACTAACGAAGTTGCTACAGTTGCACTAAGCATCAGATATGACAACATCCTACACGAAGCTGGTACAGTTGGTGTTGGTACACTGGTTGGTCGTCAAGCAGCTACTCAAGCTATTACTGGATTAACTCCAGGCGCAGTTTAATCTTAATTGATTCAAAACAGCCCGGTTTTATACCGGGCTTTTTTGTGACATAAATAATTGTATGGCAAATAAGTTCACAAGATATCTATTAGGCGACGGCAATTTTGGCAAAGGCCTTCTTGGTGGTATCACCAAGCCTAAAGGCATTATGGCCGATTGGCAACACGCCTCTCGAACATTTGTTGACGATACGTTTAGACTTGCTCCAAGACACAAGTTCTTGTACTATGTGGTATTTGAAATTAATTCCGGTGCACACACTGCTACATCATTTACAGCGAAACATGGTCAAGAAGTTGCATTACTTTGTAAAACAGCTGAACTGCCAAAGTTTAATTTTGAAATGGTTACAAAAAATCAGTACAACAGAAAAAAATTATTGTACAAGTCAATGAATTATGAACCTGTTAACATTACCATGCATGACGATAACACTGGAATTGTTAGCTCAATGTGGGCCATATACTATGCAGCCTACATGCAGGACCGTAAATTGCCATTAAATGCCTACAAAGACCTGCACTATAGAGAGGCTGGCACAAGTTTTGATAATTATCGATATGGTCTAGACAATGACAAGCGTGGTGATTTCTTTACAAGTATCAGTATCTATACCATGAGTCGGAGTCGCTTCAACGGATACACATTAGTAAATCCTAGAATACAAAATTGGAATCACGGTAGTGTTGACTACGGTGATGGAGGCACAATGGAAAGTGCTATGACTATACAGTATGAATCTGTTCAGTATAGCACAGGAAGAGTTTCAAATAATAGTCCTAAAGGATTTGCCACACTGCATTATGATGTAACTCCTAGTCCATTAAGTGTACAAGGTGGCGGAACATCTGCATTATTTGGTGGCGGAGGTGTACTAGCCGGTATAGAAAGTATATTTGGGGATGTTGCGGGCGGTGCATCATTTAACAGTCCTGCAGGATTTCTTGGCACAGCAATTAAATCTATAAACACATATAATAATGTTAAAGACCTAAGCAAAGACGGCATTGCAAGAGAGCTAGGACAAATTATCAGCAGTCCAGCAGCAATCGGTGGAATTGTTAATACTGTTGGCGGAATAGCAGGAAGCATATTCCCTAAAAATATTCCTAGTGGTGATTCAATAATTGCCTCGGCTAAAAAGTTTTTTGAATAATATATGAGAACCAACCTTCCTCCAATTGAATCTGGAACAGACAGCGCAGCCAAAACCAAATTGTTCTTTGATGAATACGGACAAACACCTTTAGAATTTTCAGCTAACGATGTAGAAGCAGCCATTGGATTTTTCATGACTAATGGGTTTGATCGAGATGCCGCAGAAATTACAGCCTCAGTGGTATTAAGACAGGCCAAGTTTGAAAATATGCCGGTATTTGAATTAATTGATCAACTAAAAGTAATGGACGGTGTAAAACTTAGTGCTCTAGTTGGAGAAATTTTAAACAACAACAGACCTAGTTCAAGCGCACTAGGTTATAAAGCAGACAATTCAGACGATCAATTCAAGACTCGCAACATTGCGGCCTAAATATGAAATTTGCACAAGGTCGTTTTGAAATGAAGAACCCCGAAAAGTATGTGGGGAAAAAGATACCATTGGCTCGTAGCAGTTGGGAATTTATATTCATGCGTATGTTGGATGAACATCAAGGTGTTGAGAAGTGGGCTAGTGAAAGTATACAAATTCCCTATCGTGATCCCTTTACAGGCAAGTACACAATATATGTGCCAGATTTCTTTATTGTCTACAATGACAAAACTGGCGGCAAACACTCCGAAGTTGTTGAAGTAAAACCAGAAAGTCAAACTATATTAGAGAAAGTAGGAAAGAGCCGTTACAATCAAGAGCAGTACGTAAAGAACATGGCCAAGTGGGAAGCTGCTAGAGCATGGTGTAAGCAGCAAGGCTTAAAATTTAGAGTAGTCAATGAAGGTGATATTTTCCACCAAGGCGGCAGTCGTCGATAAGTATTGATATGACTAAGAAACTTGAAGAATTATTTAACCTAGACGAAAAAGCTCAGGCAGTTCCGGAGTTAGAACTGCCGTTGGATGTGCCAGTAAAAGATCACACACCCGTTCGTAGCGTTGATGAAAGCTATGCTGAAGTTGAGCGTATTACACAAAGTCTTCCAGCTATTAAAGAACTAGGTGATCTAGGTGATGCAGAACTTGATGATCTAGCAGAAAAAGCAGAGAAAGCCTACGATGACCTAATGGATTTAGGCATGAATGTAGAAGTAAGATATTCTAGCAGAATTTTTGAAGTAGCTAGTTCAATGCTGGGTCATGCAATT